ATTGGAAATTTTCTGAGTTTCTTGAATCACATGAGGTGACGCTGTGAACTGGCTTCGACGGCTGTTTGGGTTTTGTTGGAATCGTGGGCCATGTGAATGGAGAGAGTGTGGCGGTAAATTCCTACCGACTTGCGATGGTTACAGAGAGTATGATTCTGGAGAAGTTCTCAGCTATCGCTTTTCTTTTACCAAAAAGAGAAAGGAATGCCCTATCTGTGGCCGACGGGTCAAGGTTCGGAAATGAAAACAGCAAAAAAACTTTTCAATGACGCTCAAAAGCTACAATCTGACGGGTACGTTTACAAATGCCCGTCTTGTGGCTACATCATTGACCCCGTTAGTATGCACATGTATCGCGATGATTTCGGGTGTCCGAGGTGTAAGATGGGTGGCGGCGTGTCGTTTGAAAACTTCATTTTGTCTAAGGAAAGGAGTGTGAGAACATGAAATTCAGGGTGTTTGATATGGTGACGGGAAAAGAGGTCAATGCAGGTATGTTTTCCGTTGACTGTGATGGATATTTTTTTGATGGAGAACATCTTGTTGCATCATTCTACACCGTCCGCTTCGAGCCGGATTACAGGGTGTGCGGGAATTGCCTTGGATGGACATGGTGGCATGGTCAAGTGAAGGGTGGTACAAAATGTGCAATAGATGGAACCATTGTGAATAGTCCAGACCAAAAGCCCTGCGAACACTGGCAGTTTTGCGGGGTGACGGAATGACCGCCCTTCGTCGTTTGTTCTGGGTTTGCTGGTGGGAGGATTGTGTGAAGGTGAGAGAGTAACATGCAAGAATATTTCAATATCTATTTCAACTTGAAACAACATTTTTTAAAGGTTGATTTTCTGGCCTTTTCTCTTGACTTTGATACAACACAAGCTATATATGATGGTCTAAAAAATAGAAAAGTATATGAAATTGGCTTGAATCGTGCAATGAAAAATTATCATGATGCTAATGTTTTTGAAAAAGTTTGTGTAGCCAACATTTTATTTAATCCTAAATTTTTCATATCTGATTTTTTCTCAAAACAGGAACAAGTACTGAAAAATTACGAAAAATATCGAAAAATATCGTCTAATCCTGATTATTTCATAGCTTTAGACGAAGATTTTTTAAGTAGTTTTCGAGAAAAATATGATATAATGGATCTATACCAGAAAGATATGATTAACTTTTATACCATGTTAAAATTTTATACACAAGTTGAGAATAAAGAGCCTTATAAGAAGATGAAAACTTTGTTAGATAAATTCATTATTTATAGACAGTTAGCGCAAGAGCGCACACAATAAAAAGGAGAAATTTATGCAAGAAAGAAAACTTTCACTAGTCGATCAATTGAGGTCGAAACAAAAAAAACTCAATGACACGGTAGCGAGTGCATTCGCTGAAAAGAACCGGGAACAAGATCCAAGATTTTGGAGACCGTCTTATGATGAAAACGGTATTGGTTATGCCTCTATTCGTTTTCTACCCCAAAAAAATGTTGAAGAATTGCCGTATTATTATCATGCATCACACGGTTTTTTGATGCCTAATAATCAATGGTATATCAACAATTGTCTTTTGCCTACAGGTGGAAAATGTCCAGCTTGTGAACGGCTTATGTGGGATGATCATGACACAGCATTGCAGGATATTTACAAAAAACGTAAAGCCCGCAAAATGTGGATGGTTAATATCGTAGTTATTCAAGACAAAGCTAAACCGGAAAATAACGGCAAAGTTTTTCTTTGGGATATGACTACGATGTTTCATAAGGCCATTATGAATGCTATGAACGGTGAAACACCTGAAGGAATCAAGTTTAATCCGTTTGATGTTTTCGAGGGGGCTAATCTAAAAATCCAGGTTGAAGCTGTAGGCAAGGGAAAGAATAAAAATGTAAAGTATGCCTGTTTTTGGTCTGATAATATCGGTCCTCTTTCTCAAAAAGATGAAACACTTGAAAAGTATTTGAATATGGTTTATGACCTGGGTGTTATTGCCAAAGAAAAGAAATATGAACTGAAGTCTTACGATGAACTTGATAAGGTATTAGTATCAGGCGGTATGTCAAGTAAAATCGTTTCTTCATCCGAAACTAAAACAGAAAAAGAGGAAGATGTTGTTAGTGATCTTGACGGTGATCTGGACAGTGTTGATGTAGAAGAGCCAAAAAAAGAAACAAAAAAGGCTAAACAGGTTGAAGAAAAGGAAAAAGAAGTTGATGTTTCAACCGATGAAGACGATGATTTTAACTTTGATGTAGACGATGATAGTCTTGATATTGAAAGTCTTGACTTAGATGAAAAACCAAAGACTTCAACAAAGGAAAAGTCTAAACCGTCTACGTCTGATGAAGACCTTGATGATCTTTTGGGATAAAAGCCACCTCCTATAGGCTAAAAAACTAAGATAGTTTTTATTGACGGGTTTATGTTGCTGCATAGCCCGTCATTTTTTTCTTTTTAAGTCAATTTCAGTTTTAATCTTGAATTCGTATCCCCTAGACTCACAAAACATTCGAGCATATTTCCACTTGTCTTGATTTTTTTGATACTCTTCACATTTTCTTATAAATCCGGGTGTTAATCGTTTACCTTTCTTTGGTGGTTTTAAGTCGCAAGATGGTTTTATTTCTATGATGAAAGTTTTTAAGGTTTTATCTTTTTGTCTAACTTTTATAACCATATCAGTAAAATAATTGTGTTTTCTTTGATCCATCGAAAAAATATATGGAATAACAAAAACTTCAGATCCCCATTCAACGATATATGGATTTTTATCAGCCCATTTGAAATATTTTAATTCAAGCCCGGATCTATACATGATGTTGTTAGGGTCTCCGATTATTTTTTCGGGGTGTAGGGGTTTAAAAAAGCCTTGATGATATTTTTTCTTACCTGTTCTTTTTTTGTTTTGCTCTGGATTTAGTTTAGGTTTTTCTTGAATCATGTAATTATTTATAAATAGATATATGGTTACTTATCAATTTCCTAAAACGCCCGGACAACTTGAAGATAGAATAGATCCTACCTTTGGAACTACTACTGCTGGAATAAAGAGATATGTTATTTTCACAGCAAGAGAGTATTCAGCGAGAAATAAAAAAAGTTTAGATTCTACAATTCAAGAGCGGAAAACAATCTGCTCAATTGGTTTATATTTACCTGGAAACTTAGCAGAAACATTATCGCAAGATTGGGGTATGGCTATGCCTTTTTCATTACAAGCCTTATTAAAAAATGCTGAAGGTGGAGTGATGAATAAGGTTGGTGAAATGCTCAGTGGTTTGATTAAAACGTCCACAGGTCAAGTTTTGGCACCTGCTACAGAGTTGTTATATAATGGTCCAGGTGCTAGATCAATAAGTTTTTCTTATGATTTTGTTCCACTAGATGAAGATGAAGAAAAAGAGGTTAAACTAATTTTAGTTGCCTTTAAACGATGGTCTAGTCCTGCATCAGATTTAGGTCGTTTGTTGTCAGTTCCTCCTGTATGGGAAATTAAAATGGCTGGAATTGATAGTAATGAAAAGAGTGAATTTTTAACCTGGGGTTTTAAAGATAGAATGTGGGCTTTAACAAACCTTGATTATAATTATTCGCCCGATGGAAATTTTTCAGCTTTTCATTCTGGTTTTCCTGTTAAAGTTACTTTAAATTTAACTTTTTCAGAGCTGGTACCTTTATGGAGACAAGAAACCGATGCTGATGCTATTACAATGGATAGACAAGTAAATGAAGCTGTAAACGGGAATGAATAAAGATGAAACATTATCTAAAAGAAAAAATTGACTACAATGGAACACTTACTACTGATATATTCAAGCGTTATGATATTATTAAAAGGTTAAAAGAAGACGGGAAATTTTTCTTTGATTATTATATCAGAAATGAGTACACCCCTGAATTAGTGGCTCATGAAGTATATGGTTCTGCTGATTGGTGGTGGTTGGTCCTTATTTACAATGATATGATAGATCCTTGGTTTGATTGGCCTTTAAGCAACGAAGAACTTGAATCATACGTAAAAAAATTAGTTCCTGATTGGGAAACTAACCCGTCTGGATATGCCACTAGATTGTCAACAGAAATGACATTGAATGATGCAAAAAAACAAATACAATTGCTTAGACCTGAATATTTGCCTATTGTCATTAAAAACTATTATGGAATTCGATGAAAGTATTAAAATCTAAACAAAATGGCTCAGTTGAATACTCTGTTACTATTATATTTCATACTGGAAAAGAGATAGATATAACACCTCATCTTGACTATTTTGAGATCATAGAAGATATAACAAATTTTGGTTTAACAGGGTCTTTTGATTTTACTGATGTTATGGGTATAAAAGAATTTGGCCCTCTTGTAGGTGGTGAGAAGATAAAAGTCTTGTTTAGAACCGATGAAACCTTTGATTTTGTATCCCACGATTTTATTATTTCAAAGATTGCTAGAGAATCACAAGTAGGAAATAATTTACCTAGAAAGTCATTAAAGATATATTTTGTATCTGAGTTGATCTATAATAATGTAAATAGAGTTTTTTCAAAGTCATACAATCATAAAACAGTATCACAAATAGTTGAAGATATTTATACTAATCTTTTGAATGGAACTAAGGATAAAAACTTTGAATCAACAAAAAACACCATATCATATATTATACCTTTTTGGACACCTCAAAAAACAATACAATACTTGATGAAAAGTGCATTATCAAGTTCTAATGATGATGGTGGTTTTGTATTTTTCGAGACGCTAAAGAAAGTCAATTTTATTAGTTTGATGAAGATATACAAACAAGATCCAGTTTTTGATTTTTATTTCCACAAACACGTAAAAACAGACGGAGAGCGGTATACAGGATATTTAGGAATCCCGAATTATTATGAAAACATCCATACTATTGATATTTTAAAAGAGACTGAAAGCGGTGTATATGGTTCTACAATCTATGTTTTTGATCATGCTTTGGGTCAATTTGTAAAGTATTCTTTGAACCATAAAAATACAGAAAAACAAAATAATATGGGGCAAATTATCCCTATTTATGAAGGATATGAGGCTAAAGAATCAAAAGTTGAATTTTACTGTGATTATATTAATGATAGACTTGGAAACGGGGTTGAATATCAAAAGTCAATTGATGAGCAGGTAAAACTTGAACTAAGAAATAGGGTTTTATATGGTGCTTTGAATAAAAATGCTTATGTCATAGGTGTTTATGGAAACTCTGACTTGTCTTGTGGATCAATGATAACAGCAGACTTTAAATCACAAGATGAAAACGATATGTTAAATGATAAGATGACAGGACGATATTTATTGAAGGCTATTAAACATAAAATAACAATAGAGGCCGGATATTCACAAGTTTTATTGTTCACTAAGCCGTTTTATAGTGCTGATGAAATGGGAGTTATGGAAAAAGTATGAATAATATATATATGGCAGTAGTAGAAGATAATGTCGATCAAGAAATGCTTGGCCGTTGTAGAATACGTGTTTTAGGTATTCATACTGAAAATAAAAATGTTGGAAAAGATATTGGAATTCCAACGAATGAACTCCCCCTTGCTAGTCCAGTTTTGCCTATTGTCGGGGGTGGTCCTACTGGTATAGGTAGTTTTAAACCCCCTACAAATGGAACATGGGTATATGTTAGTCCTATGGATGAGGGATTGCAAAGATGGATCTATTTTGGTGTTGTTTCCGGTTTTCCGGTTGATGTTGCTAATCCAAGTTTAGGGTTTAATGATCCTGATGCTGTTCATCCATTGTCTGATAGAATTGGAGAAAGCGGTATAAATCGCCTGATAAGAAACGATGCTATTGAAAAAACGGTTATAGATGTAAGAATAAAAGAAGTGGTAAAAAATATAACAGTTGCCGCTTTAGTTATGCCGGGAACTACAATAAATGCAATGCAATCACCTATTCCGATTGATGTTAAATATACCGAGCCTAGAGAGCCATATGCGACAGAATATCCGTATAATTTTGTTTTTGAGTCTGAACCAAAAGACTGGAAATGGGGTCATATTATTGAAATAGATGACACTCCTAGTAAAGAGCGTATACATTTTGAACATAAATCAGGAACAGCAATATCAATACATCCATCAGGGCAAAGAGTTGATAAGGTTTTTCATGATTCTTATTGTCTTCTTTTAAGGAACGATTTTCAGTATGTCAATTATGATCAATTTTTAACGGTTTGGGGTGATCAAAGAATACAAGTAAGATCGAATAGACAAGTTGAAATATATGGTTATGACAGAAAATATGTTAAAGGCCATGAAGTAACTTATATATCAGGTGATAAGTCTGAATGGATAGGTGCCGATTTAGTTGATAATCCAGAAAAATCAACAATTGATATACAATCCAGAAAACGGGATGGATCTAAACCAGAGCTTGAAGAAAAAACAGTTCCTGAAATATCCGCTATTGGTGGAAATAAAAATTTAAAGATCGAAAACAATAGAGTTGATTATACAAAAGGGAATGAACATAAAACTGTAGATGGTACAATTTATATTGAAGTAACAGGTTTAAGAAATTTAACACAAAACCAAGTTGGTGATCCTGGATCTATGACGATTGAACCTCATGGGGAATTTATGGTTAAAGGTCATAAAATG